ATAGAAATACTACACTAGGATACAAATTGTTAAAGAAATATATGGAAGTAGGTCGTAAGATGAAAGAAAATAATTTAATTAACAATTTTATCTTAACAAACATGAGCATTAGCCCAGACTTTGATCTCAGCAAACGTGGTTGGCGTGCTATTGAAACAAATTACGTATATGAGGGTGCATAATGGCAGTTTTTACAGCAATCGCTAGTGCAATCGTTGGTGCAATTGGTATCAGCACCGCAACTATCATTGGCACAGTAACATGGGCTAGTTTAGCTACCAGTATCATTGCTACTGGTCTTGCAGTTGGCACTGCAAAAATTATGGGTGTGTTCAAACCACCTGCTTCAACCAGTGGACAAGATCCAGGTGTTAAAGTTCAACTTGGTCCCAGCACAGATAACAAAGTGCCTAGACTGTATGGTCGTAACTTCACAGGTGGCATCATCATTGATGCTGAAATTAAAAATTCTAATAAAACAATGGCTTATGCATTGGTCATTGGTGAATACAATACCAATGACACATGGACCATCAACACAATCTATCGTGGTGACCAAGAATTAAACTTTGGCAGTGGAGCAAACGCACATCAAGTAATAAGTGTAACAGATCCAAATGCTACCAGCAGCACCAGCATTGCTAACAAATTCCGTGTGCGTGTTTATGCAGGTAACAGTGAAAGCACCAGTCAAATTTTCCCAGTTCCAGGTGGCAGTGTAACAGCAGTTGATGCTTATGGTGCAGGTAGCTGTCAATTTTCTAATTGGACCAGTGCAAACACCATGGAAGATCTTGTGTTTGCTGTGGTTGAAATGGACTATGATGCAGAAAATGATCTAGTTGGACTAGGTGCAATTACATTTGATATCAATAACGCACTCAATGAACCCAGCAACGTGCTGTTAGATTACTTACGCAACAGTCGCTATGGCGCAGGTATCAGCAACACAATGATTGATACCACAAGTTTTAATGATTGGTTTACATATGCTGATGCAAATGTAGATTACATCAATTCCAGCAATACCACAGTGCAACACAGTCGTTATCAGATTGATGGTGCGTTGAATACCTTTACTCCTGTAATTGACAATGTTAACAAAATTTGTCAAGCAGGTGGTGCGTTCTTCACATATAATGCCAAGCAAGGTAAGTTTGGTGTAGTTGTTAATCGTCCAGCCAGCAACGCAGAGCTTGCAAGTGCATTTGTGTTCGATGATGACAACATTACCAGCAGTATCACTATCACTTCAACTGAACTTTACAGTTTGTATAATCAAATTGAAGTTGAATATCCAAGTGTAAACCAGCGTGACCAAACAGACTTATACTTTGCTGAGTGCAATGCAAGTATTCGCAACAGCAATGAACCAGACAACTGTTTGAAATATCGTTTAGACATGGTCAATGATCGCAGTCGTGTTGCACAGCTAGCAAATATTGACCTTAACCAAAGTCGCATTAACACAATTTTAGAATTTACAGCAGACTTCAGCAGCATGACTGTTGATGTTGGTGATGTTGTTAAGGTAACATTGCCATTATATGGTTACAATGAAAAATTGTTCCGCGCCATGCGTGTTATTGAACAGGAAGATCCAGATGGCATGATCCACTGCAAGTTCACACTGTTGGAATATGACGCAGATGTATATGATGACTTACTCACACAGGAAGACTTACCACTGCCAGTAACAGGTATCACCAACTGGTGGGTAACAAATTCAAATGCTGTGTTAACCATCGGTAATATTACAATTGTAAATGATCCAACTAGTGCGAACGCACAGCAATACTATCCAGCCAATGGCACATTTGCCGGCAACATTGCAATTTCCAATGTTAGCGCAAACTTTGGTGCTGTGTTTGCTAATACCACATTCATTAACGTGCCTATCAAACCACCAGTGAACACTAATTTTAATCTAGCTCGTGTTGCTGTGGTTGATGACAGTGGTGCAAATAGTGCGCCGGTGTATTACACACAGTCACCTTCCAGCACCAGCACTTATTTTACTGATGATGAATTCTTTAACTTTCCAATTAGCACAAATGCGTTTAAACGTGATTTGCCATTCTACTTAGAGATCCAAACACAGGATACGTTAACTGGTGCTGCAAGTCGTGTGTATACCACAGCACAGCTAAACGTTGACAGAAGTAATACAGTTAGTGTAGTAGATGTTGCAACATTTGGTGCAGGTGGTCAATTCTTAGCTGCCGGTGTTAGCAATACCAGCGTTGCATCAGGCACAACCTATTTAAAAATTTCACCAGAACCAGATCTTTATTATGAAATTAGAGGTTCAGACCCAGGAATATATATTTTAGATGCAGCAGTTACACCGGGTGGTGCATTAACTGGAAATACTTATAGTATTGGTATGCGTAGTAATGCAAAGGTATGGTTCAGTAATACAACCAGCAACATAAGTGTTAGTTTTTATGGTGGTGGAGCTGAATATATTAATATCAGCAGTGGTGCTGGCATTGTGCCACAGATTGTAGATAATCAAGAAGTAATTACTGATACTGGTTTACTTGCAAATGTGTTCCCAGGTCAAGTTTATGATGATATGTCTGCTTCAAATGTAACTTTGTGGCTTGAAGGATTTAATACATTAAATTCAAGTAATGCTGCACCTAGAGCAATGAGTGATCAAAAAATCAATCTATACAAGATAACAAAGAGCAAATAATCATGCATAGAACATTATACGATAAAAACACTGGTGTTATTGTTAATTGTTCAGATTTATCTGAAAATCAATTATCTGCACTGTTAACTAAAGAACCTAATTTAGATTATATCAATGTCTATACAGTCGGTGTAAAAAATCTTGCTGTGGATATTGCTACGAAAAAATTAAAAAAAGTTACAGTAACACAAAATATACCTGAATTAATTAGACAACGCAGAATAGGTTTACTTACAAGTTCTGATTGGACACAAGGTGCAGACAGTCCATTTAGCGCAGAAAAGAAAGCTGAATGGGCTGCGTATAGACAAGCCTTACGAGATTTGCCAGATGAACAAGGCAGTGTAAATAGTATCGACGATGTAGTGTGGCCTACACAACCACAATGATTTGCGGGAGCATAAAATGTATAGCATGACAGTTAAATTTATATTTGGTAGAATAGAACTAACCAAAACTATTACCGGTGCAAATCGTGATGCGTGCATGGCTTCTGTCAATTACACATTAGATGCCAATCCAGCACTAGAATTAATAATTGTTGAGGAAGGTAGTGTATAATGCCATTCAATGATGTTGGATTCGTTACAAAGCGCAGAGGATTAGGTGGGCAAGGTGGCGTAACACCTGCACCCAGTCGTAATTTAACTATCACACCTGCATTAAGCAATAATGCAGAAACTATTACTTGGACAATCCAAAGTAATATGACTTTTAGTCCAACGTTGAACTATGTAATTACTAATTTATCCAACACTGACTTTACTGATGGCGCAGTAACTGGTAATATTACTCTAAACAGCAGCGGTAGTTTTACTATTACACGTAATTTAGATAGACTTGCAAATTACAGCAACAGTAATATTACTTTTAGTTTACAATTAATAAATCCAGAAAGCAACGTGTTGTTAGGACAAAGCAGTAATGCTGTTGTCAAACCAGCAACACCATTAACAGCTACAGGTGGTGATACTGTTACAGTTTATGATAACAAATTTACAATTCATACCTATACCACAACCGGTAACAGTTCATTTAATATCAGCTCATTGGGTGATTATCCTGCTAACTTAGATGTTTGGGCTGTGGTTGCCAATGGCGGTGGAGCCGGCGGTGGTGGTTTCAGCTACAAAGAAAGTATATTTGGTGCCGTTACCAACTATACACAATATGGTGGCAATGGCGGTGCTGCAGGATTTGTGTATGAAGGCAACATACGTGCTAACACATTAAGTGTGGGCACAGTAGGTGTTAGTGTTGGTGTGGGTGCAAGCAATGCAACACTGTTTATACCAGGTAACAGTAGTTTTGCTAATATTGTTCCTACTGGCAGCACAGTTTCAGGACAAAGAGCTACTTTTGATATTGGCACACCATATAATAGAAGTGAAAGTGCTGGCGGTGGTGGCCGTGGTGCAAGTGGTGATGGCGCTAATGCAGTTGCAACTAGCTTTACCAATGTAAGAGGTGGGCAAGGCGGTAATGGCGTAACCACAGTAATCACTGGATCTCCATTAACATTAGGATGTGGTGGCGGTGGTGGTGGATCTGATGGTGGCGGCACACGTGGTTGTTCAGGCGGCGGCAATGGTGGCAGCGATTCAAGTCCTTATAATGGAGAAAATGCCACCGCAAACAGAGCTGGTGGCGGCGGAGGTGCTGGACCTCCCGCATTGGGCAGCATTCCAGACAATACCATAGTTACATCAGATGGTGGCAACGGTGGTAGTGGTATTGTTGTAGTGCGTTATCTAAGTCGCTACAGAAATATGGCTTTAACATAAGAAAAAAGTAGTTCTAGATAAATATTAGATATTAGCACAACTGTGCCTTAGCCAGTTGTGAAGTTCCTTCAGGAGTCGACAATGGGCAGATTATTAGATTTTAGTCAGTATTTAGGTGGACCAGATGACGTAGAAGTCATTGAAATGTTCCCCCGTCAACAAAAGAAATTCCAATACAATTTTGGTGCAAACGTAGCAGCATATACTTTTAGTGCTGACAAGCAAACATTGGTGTTAGACACTGTAACGTATGATCGTGATACAGGTAACATTAACTTTACTGATACTAACGTAATCGGCTATTTCGACAACACAGCAAATATTAGTGCTGCAACTTATATTGATAAGACACAGGCCAGCACAGGTATTGTTACATTTACCATTCCTGAAAATAGATATACAGGAACAATTCTTCCCAACGCAAGAGAAAACGTTGTAATGACAGTGGTTGGTTTTGAATGGCAAGATGCTGCCACACCACCACGCAAAGAACTACACCGCTGGGCAATTGTTGAACGTTGGGAGCCAGGTGTAACCATAGGTGATCCCACATTAGACTCCAGCTTTGTTAAACTAGGCAGTGGTGCTGTTGCTGCATTTAGCAGCAATGCCAGCAGCAACGCAAGTAGAACAGCAGGCACATATAGCACACTGCAAGGTCTTAGCAGCAAGAATGGCGAAGGTGCTACATTTGAAATTGTTGTTGCCAGTGGTGGTGCTACCACAGTTAAAATTACTGGTCGTGGTGCAGGCTACCTAGTTAATGAAACAATTACTATAAGAGACAGTCAACTTGGGGGCGGTGGAGCTCCAGATATTTTAATCACAGTAACATCAACAATCTAAAAAGGAGTAGCCCATGGCTGAAATTATTGTCACAGATACTCCGGTTAATCTAAATGTTACTACAACTCAAAGTAACATCACTGTTACTGATTTAGAAACCAATGTAACTGTTAACGTTGCAAGTTTAAGTTCAAGCATTGCTGTTACCAATGAAACAGTAAATGTTGTTATTGCACCCAGCATTGGTGTAAGCAACAGCGAAATCCGCGCTGCCCTTAGTGCGACTAGTCCAATCACCTATGATAACACAAATGGTGTATTTGGTTTCAATGCTGCTACTACTGCAATGCAGGTTAGCAGCTTAAATGCTACAACAACTATTCAAAGCGGCGGTAATACAACTGTAGGTGATGGCCTAACAGTTACTAATAATGCTACAATTGGTGGATCATTGACCATTGGTGGAGATATCACTGGTGGTAACTTCAATGGCACACTAAAAGATTTCAACTTAACATATTATGACGCTGGTAACGTCAGCGGTAACGTTACACTTGATCTAACAAATGGTAACGTTCAAAAGATTCGCTTAACCAACAATCTAACCGGTTTAACAATCACCGGTGCAAGTGCAGCACAACCTGTAACGCTGATCATTCAACAGGACAACGTAGGCTTCTGGCAGTTAGACACAACCACATATGCTGGTAATTGGACTGACTGGCTATTCACCAGCAACTTTAAAACATT